ACCTCATACCATTGCAATGTATGATTCATCCTCTCGGCTTGACCCTGAGCAAACAGAGTTGGCAACTCTTTTATGTCTGCATCAGTGAAGTGAGGAGTGAATGCAATGATCGGCTTGCTACCTTTTGGCATCACTGCTTGAGAGAACATGGTAAGCGATCCGCCAATCTCACCAGCACGAACCATGTCTCCGAACCGATCAGCGATATGAGCCAAGGTAAGTTGAACGTCTGGATCAATAGCAGAAGCCTTCTGCAACTCATCCATAATCTGCTTGATTGGATGAGTGTCAGGAAGGATGTCGCGTTCAACCTTGGTGATTAGTCCGCCAGTTGCTCCATGTCGCAACCCGAACTTTACCATAGACTTCATCACCATGTTTTGTTGTGTCTTGGTGATGACGCTACGGGCCATGTCGCCAAGTGCATCAACCGGATCCTTGATCTCCAGGTCGGCGCCGTGCAGGGTTTTCACTCCAGTCCCCCGCTCGGCGACGCCACGTCCAGGTGCGCTACGCCTTGGCCTATCCATCATAACCCGGAAGAATGGGATGTAAGTCTGGTAGCTAGACTTGATGTCCTTTGCTTGTTCGAAACTGAACAGACCGCCTTCCGTTGCATAGTCGATCAGACGATCAGACCATTCACGAATACGTTTGGCTCCAAGTTCGAACTCTGGACTTTCCAGTTGCCTTACTATGGCACGATAGTCTGAAGGATCAAGAAGAGTCTCAAGACCTTTGGCGTTGACTTCCAGGTTTCTCTTTGCATTGAGGTAGTTGAGAAAGTCTTCGTGTTTACCATCCCCAACGTCGTCAAAGATCTTCTTTAGACCTTCTCCGGTAACGTTGCCAGAAAGATCCTGGGTTCCATGCAGGATGAACCGCTCAACGATCTTGTTGGCTGTCATCCTCAAAGCATCGAACAACCGAACCGGATTGTCCTGGATAGGAGTTTCTTCGATTGCTTTCTTGGCTGCTTCTTTACTGCCAGTAGCTATCTCCATGCGCTCTTGCATGGCTCGCTTCATTGAAGCGTTGTCGGCAATCATCTGCTGGTTTAGGATACGGAACACCTTGCGAACAAGGCCAGCGGCCTTTGCCGGTGGTGTATCCTTCATGATGCCTTGAGACTGTAACTCCTGGATTGACTTAGGATCATCATGCATGACCATCGATGCACGGCCACGTTCTTTTGCACCTTGATCGCGGTAGTTACGTAGCACTTGCTGGCTACGCTGCATCTGATTCCTGATGGCTGTTTGTGCAGGATCGGCAAGCCACTTCATCAACTTGTCATATGCAGGTTGGGTTTCATCCTTCAGTGTAGGATCGTCCAACATGAATCGAGCCCAAAACTCTGCCCATGCTTCAGCACGCTGATGATTAGGAGTAAGATCCTTGAATCCAGGATACCACTTTGCAGCAGCTTCAAGGAAAGAAGCCTTCTCCTTGCTATTCATGGAGCGGAATGGTTTGTTCGCTCCAATGCCACTATTGGCAACTGCATCCATTGCATGTCCCCATTCATGCACGGCAGCAATGGTGTCACGTTCTCCCTTGAGTCTGATGATCTTTTCTACAGTGTTGTAGAAGCCAAGTGGTGGCTTGGTGAATGGACCACGGGTTCCTTCACGAATAGGAGTGCGCACCGGATCACCCTTGAATCCTTGTAGTTCAAGAATGACATCCGATGCACGGGTTCTTGGCGTCCCAGGAATACCTTCCTCTTCCAGAGTAGGAGACATTCTAAGACTTCCAGGTTCACCCGGCGTCTTTGCTGGCGGAGGTTGGGGCACCGCGAGTTCGGTCGGTGTCTCCTTCTCCGTTTGCACTTCATTCTTTGTCTCAAGAAGCCTACGCACCAACTTGGCTGCATCGTAGACTTCCTGTTCTTCACCAAGTTTCTGCTTGCCAATGTTCTCACCAGACTTGGCGATCACCTGACCGAACTTCTGAGAAGAAGTTCGGAGCAGTTGAGTAATCTTGGCGTTCTTCTCAGGGCCATTTGGCATCTGCCTGACTGCATCCAACTCCTCCTTGGATGGGAACTTGATGCCTTCTTCCTTTGGCGCTACATCCTTCTTAGGATTGTAGTAGTCCTGCACCATCTTGATACGGTCTGCAAGCTCCTCAGTCTTGGCCAGTTTGATTTGTAAGCCTTCAGGAAGACTTGAGAACTTGTCTGAATCAAGAGGATCTTCATGCTCACCAATCAACTCTTTGGTAGCTTCTACCTTTACGGTTTCTTCTGCTGGACCGATTTCCTTTAGCTTCTGCTCTGTGTCGAACTTGGCTTGCTCGGCTTCATGAAACGGCTTGTCGAGGCCGGTCTGCTGCTGGCGGATCTCGGATTCGGTCTCGCGCATCTGCTCGATGGCCACCGCTGCCTGTGGCGGGTTCCTCCCTGCGTTCGCCTGCGCCTCTGCCTCTGCGCCAGCGTTGCGATCGAGGGCACTCTTGGACGGGAGGCGCAGGTTGGCGAGTTCGCCCGGCGTGGGGGCGCCAGCGCCCTTCAGGGCGGACATGCCCAGCATGTTGATGAGAACGTGCTGAACCATTACCCCGCGGGTATCTGGATTGGGATCCTGGATGAAGTTCCAGATTGGATGCCAGTCCATACCAGCGAATGCAGTGCCTTCAGCAGCGCCAGATAGCGTTGCTGCTAGCCTTGCTGGCATGCTGGTAGTTCTCATCAACAGTCTCTCAGTCGAACGACCAAGTTGTCCGATGAGCATCATTGGCGCAGCCATGATTGCGCCATTGGCGAAGGCTGCACCATAGCCTTCAATGTGACCGTTCTGAACGGCTTCGTAGGCGCCGAGTCCGGCTGCTGAACCAACCAATCCAAGACTCGACACGATGGCTTTGGCACGGCCCAAGGAGGCCGCTGCACGGCCACCTGTAGCCAGCCAACCCAGGCCCTTGCCAACCAGTTGACCGCCTCGCATAGCCGGCCCACCAGTGGCAAGGAACGCAGTCGTCGAGCCTAGAAAGTGGGCTATACCTGTAGCAAGACTCCTTACGCCTGTCTGGTTCATGGCTGCTACGGCAGCAGTGTTACCGTAATCAGCCATTTGCTGATCGATAAGTTGACCAGTAAGCATATGCCATACACCGGCATACAGTTCTGCTGCGCCAACCTTACCACCGTTGTGATACCAGCTTCCGTCTGCATCCTGAACCCATGCAGTTGGCTGGTTGTAGTGGGCTGCACCATTTCCACCAGTCATGGCGTCCAACGACACAAAGCCAAGTCGTTCAAGAGCACGGGCTGCGCCGTAGCCTGTCTGAGCGGCAGCGCCAACGAATGCTTCGAACCCTTGGCGAACTGGCATAAGCATCCGCTCATGCAACGGCATCTGAGCGATGATGTCCTGTGGCCCGCTTACCCCATATCCTGGAGTAGCTGGCTCAGTCTCCGTGTTGATGATCTTGGCTATGCGCGAAGTCCGTGGATCGGTGAACACTGAAGATCCAACCGTCTTCAGTTGTTGATCGATCTTCACCAACCTTTGCCTGTAGTTTGCTACTTCGTTTGGATCCAGTTGAATGGGAGTCAGTTGTTGAGAGAGTTGAACTCTCTCATCCATTGTCATCCCAGGATGTTCCTTCAGTAGAGGAGTCTTGTTCCTATCCTTGAATCGATCAACGATTGACTGACCATAGGAACTGATCTCAGACCAGTTGTTATCCTGTAAGATCTGGCCTGTCATCACAGCTTGGCGAGCAAACTGCAATGCATGAGCACGTAGAGCTACATGCTCATTAGAGTCGCGCATTGCATCGTTCCACAACACCGGATCACCGGGCTGTTGAACGAACTCGTCAACGTTGAGACCACGCATGATCTCGCCAAGCTGAGAATCCATCAGCTTGCGAGCTTCTTGATGATCTCCGGCAGCTACAGCGTGATTGATTCCACGCGATAGCGAAGCAACGCGCGGATTACTTGAGACCGGGCCTTGGGGCTCCTGCTCGCTGCTTGTCGGATCGGTATCCGTGGTAGGATCCGTCTGGAGAGTCCTTGATTGATTGCCCGATTCCGGCAGCGGGCTTTCGCTGTCCGTTGGCATCGTAGATGGACTCTCCGAGCTTGGGCTTTGTTGGCTGAAGTCCGACATCTGCTGATCCTTGCTGCTGCGGCTGACCTGAAGACGGAGTTGGCATGGATCCTGGAGTTGTTGCACCAGGGTTTGCCAACTGCTTCAACATTGCATCAGCCGACAACTGACGAACAACGTTGTTACGCTTCGCCAGCGAATCGATCTTGTAGACTTGCGACATTGCTCCACCAGTCATGGAGTCAATGTTCTTGAGGAATGACTGCATCTGGTTTGCAGTCTGAGTGAACTGGCCCATCATTGGCGATGCCATGTCAACCAGATGACCATCAGGCATGTCGCCAGTTGCAGCCATGAACTTCAGAGCATCGAAGTTGATTCGACGCTGAATGAAGTCGGATGTCCTTGGTCCAAACTGCTTCTTGTCGATTTCTGCCCTGAGTGCAGGATCAGGACTATCCGCTGCAAGTTGCTTCAAGTTGTCCCACTGACCATCCGTCATGTCACCCTTGCGGGCTGCATTGAACAACGATGCACCAGACTTGATTGGTTGCATCAAGCTTTCGCGTTCACGCTTGGCTGCATCCTTGTCGCCAACCATCTGAGCCTTGTTGAAAGACTCCGATGCACGAAGGAAGTTGGCTTGTGCATTCAGTCTGTTAGAGAATGACTTGTCTTCATCAATCTTGGACTGTTCAGGAGTCTTTGCGTAAGTCTTCTGATCCGGTCCAGATATCTCCAACGGCTTGTCCATCTGTGCTTGCTGCCGCCCGCGCTCCATCTCCTGGCGTAGCTGCTGGGCTCGCGTTGGCCCTTGAGGCTGCACACCTTGCGATGCAGCTTCAATGGAGTTGCGATCCTCTTGGTTGGCTGCTTCCTGTTCATGGAACTTGGCCTCATCTTTTCGGCGCTGTGACTCAATATCTATCTTCTGACCTTCTTGAGTCAATCCACCAAACACACTGGCAGACTTCAGAGCGTTCTCTTGTCCAGCCTGTTGGGCTTGGCTCAGTTGACCAGCAGCTTGGCCAGCAGCTTGTGCGCCAGATTCACCAGCTTGAAGCTCGTTCTTTGTGGTGTTTGGATCTCTTCCGATTCTTGCCATTAGAACCAGCCTGTTCCGCCAGCGTTACCGGCCGCTGAACTGAAGCCTCCGATAGCCAAGCCTGGATTGCCCATAGCAATGCCAGCTACACCCATGCCAATGCCTGCAATCGTTCCGAACTGAGCGTTCTTCTTTTGCAAGCGTTGCATCTTGTTTATCATGTCCATTTGTATATCCAACTGCTCCTTCTGGATGAAGTAGGAGAAGTCGGCTGCTTCGTATTGGTTGTTCTGATAGAGTTCAGACAAACCTTGGTAGAAGCCACTTTGCATTGCAGCCAGAGATCCACGGCCACCCTTCTGGATGTTGCCTAGTCCTGCCTGCAACGCTGCAACAGACTTTGATTGTTGTCTTTCTTGCTGTTGTCTTTGGATTGCATCAGCAATCAGGTTCATCCTGGCTGCTGCTGAACCCATTGTCAACTTGCCACCAGACTGCTGAGCAACCTGATCTGGAGTGTTCAGGAAGTTACCCTGTTCATCTACCAGTCCGTTTTGGCCAAGAGGGATACCATACTGGTTTGCCAGTTGGTTGGCCAGTTGCGTTAGCGATGTGCTTCCGCGCGTCGCCGGCTGGGCTGACGGAGAGGTTGAGCCCATCGTCGAGGCCAGGGCGCCGCCGGCTGCCGCTGGCTGCCCTTGTGGAGCGCCCGGCACCTGTCCCTGCTGCTGGCCCTGCTGGCCGGTGGAAGGACGGCCCTGCGGGTTGGCAGGGTTGGTCATGCCACCCTGGCCGACAGGGCGCACGCTGGCTGCCTGACGTTGCAGGCCGGTAGGCGGAAGTGGAGGGATGGCGCTCATGAGTTAGCACCTACTTCGTAGGACGAGCATACATGACAGATCGATGCAGCGGCAGAGCCAGTGCCAGTTCCGGCAATGAAACCAGCAAAAAGAGCAGTTGTTGCAGTAGGCAAGTTAGTTGTCACGAAACCAGATGTCGAGTTTCCAGTTGAAAGATTCTTTATTGCCCAATCAATCCTTGAAGCAGATGGCAAACAAGTTATCTCGATCTGGTATAATGATGTTGCATCGATTGGGAAGTTAGCTCCGAGAGAAGCCTTGGTAGCCGTTCCAGAAGCATCGTTGTTGAAGAAGCTCCATACCGTGTCACCATCATCGTAGCCGAAGCCTGCACAGTCCACCTTTGCTGATGGATCGATATTGATTGCAAACGATGCAGACACACCAACGAACGCACGCCAATGAGCGCCAGGAGTCTGATCCTGACCCATTCGCATGCGCATCCTAAAGCCACCTTCATTTGATCCGTTACCACGAACGAATACAGCAACAGATGATGCTATTCCAGCACCACGGTTAGTTGCAGCCACACTTGAATATCGTATATGATACGACCTAAGCAACAGATTACTACTAATCTGAATCTGGCCAGCGGTAGAGGAGTCAAGGACCTGCGCAGCAAACCCAAATAATCCAGATGCCGCTGCTATGGTCGGTCCCCACAACCCAATCAACCTTGGTTGCAAAACAAAGTCAAGGTCAGTAACAGTCTGAGTGCTAAACTCTAGTGCTGTTTCACCTGGATTTACTGCAAGTAGTTTACCTGCTGCACCGCTGTAGCTATTAGGAACGTCACCAAGCAGTATAAACTCTTGAGTGAAAAACTCAAGCGCAGTCTCTCCAGCATTTACGCGAACAGTTTGTAGTGCAGCACCAGCATAACTTCCTGGAGTATCTGACAAGCCAAGGAACGTTGTAACCAACGTTGCAGTCAGATCGAAGAACTCCAATGCAGTCTCGCCAGCATTCACCCTGACAAAGAAGAGTCCTGATCCTGCATACGTTCCAGGAGTATCAGACAATCCAAGGAATGTTGTTACTAGCGTCAACGTGAAGAACTCAAGTCCTGTCTCTCCTGCATTGACTCGGACAACCTTGCCACCTTCACCAACATAGCTGTGAGGAACATCACCAAGCTCAGTGAAGTCAAGAACTGGTGTTTCACCACAGCAAGTTGTCAAGTCATCACAGATTGTCTTCAACATCTCTCGCAGATAACCTTCCAGTTGTTGGTTGGTAATCTGCACCGCTGAAGCCAACGCAGCTATATCGTCCCTCACCGGGACGGCTTGGGCCAGGAACGGCCTCAGTTGGCATGTCTGTAGAGATGTCACTTGCTAGTGTGAGGTTCGACCATCACCACATGGTTTAGGATTCGCACCGGGGCTTCTGGAGCGAACTGAGAGATAACAACTTGCTCAAAGTTGTAGAGCTTACGACCAACCGGCAAGGTCTGTCGTCCCTTGGCAAAAGACAGATCGACCAGGAATCCATCCCCTTCAGTTCCATCGTCAACGTTTTCAGCGTCATCGATGTTCTGGAAATCTGGAATGAGTCTAATGCGAACCACTGACTTCTTATCTTCTGGTTCATAAACAACTGCATGGCGCCAGTTGCGCTTCAGTGTGTCGTCATCTCCGTAGTTGGTCGGCTTGAACTCAGCCAAGAACTCAATAGCTCCAATCAGGTAGTCGTCATCTACTGATGGTGCATCGTTTACGAATGACGGAGTGACGTAGAGCCTGTGTTCCGTCGCCGCAAAGATAACACGCGAGTTCCACGGGTCATCCGGGTCGGCGGTCTTGGACCGATAAAAAACGCAAATCCCAGCAAGGCCAAGATCAGCGCCGTCAAAAGCGGCGGACAAACCAGCCAAACCAGAGAGACCAGCAAGACCAGGGAGACCACCAAGAATAAAGGATGCATTGCTATCCTCAATGAAAGCAACACCAAACAACGGATCGATACCAGAATCGGTCACGGACCCTTGAACCGTTCCCGTTGCTCCTGGGTAGCCAACGCCATCGCTGTCGCCAATATCCAGCAACCACACGAAACCATTGGTGTCTCCAAGGTAAACACGTTGGTTACCATCAGAGTCCTTGCCAACAGTCATCGACAAGAACTCTTGGCAGAACTTGTAGACAGTTATGTTCCTGAGTTGTGCATCCCAAACCATCATCAGGTTTGCACCGCGCACAGTCTGAACGGTTGGCAGGAGAAGGAGATACTGTTGACGGCGAGGGTAATAGACGCCAACGGCGCCGATGCACCTTCCGGTGGAGTCTCGGCGCACGTAGTTCGGATTGTCTGGATCGGTGAAGTAACTATCAAACATCACCGATTCAGGTAACATCTGCACGGAGCGGCCATCATAAAGAGCCAGACCACGATCAGCCAACCAGATACTACCAGACTCAACTTGAGCGAAACTGCGAGGAGAGATACACCCGATATCACTGCTAATACGGGTAGGACATACGACTTCCGTAAGCGGATTTTCGTTGAATCGAAGAACATAGGTCTTCCTCCGCTTGCAGATGACTAGTGAGTCGAAGTTGGAAACCGCTCCGATAAGTCTATCTCCATCACCAATCTCAATGTCAATGAAGTTGATCGCTGGCCAAGACTCTGGTTCGAATGGCTCAGTGAAGTAAAGCCTATTGGCTCTGCCGCAGATCGTGTATAGCGATCCAGTCTTGCTGGCAGTCTCGTAAGGCTTGACCAGCTTCAGACGGGCTAACGGAGGGGTCAAGCCGGCCGCGGGTGGCATTACGCATTGAATCTCGTAAGCCATGCAATCGCCTTCAAGCTGGATGAACTTCCCTACAAGACAACGAGTCCATTCAACGTTCTCGTCACCTGTGATTATGTCGCTACCCTGAACTGCTGAAACCGTTCCTGCTGGTGACAGGTCCGGTATGTCTCCCATACCAAACAATCGATTCCTGTAATCGACTACTATGGGAACGCATGGCATCGGAGCGTTCAGCGTTGACAGACCATCATTGATGAAGTCCAGATCTGCATCATCCAGATCGTCAACGAACGTTGATGTCGTGTCAGGATCGAAGCAACCAACCTTGGCCATCACCGGGAAGTCACCGCCAAGGACTGTCCGGTATAGACAGATCTCGCAGATCTGTGGATCGCCAGGAATCCGAACATTGGTGAAGTTCAGCGTTATCTGAGCAGCGGGAGAAGCTCCCGTAGTGTCAACAACAATGTCTGTGTCGTTTGGATCGCTTTCTTTACCTGTGCAGCAGTTACGGAACGTGTATCGATAGCGGTAGATACCGATCCCAAGCCCACCGTTAGGCGAAGCTGCTGTGCTGTCAACTTGGCTTGTAGGCGAAGCCTCATCGCAGAACGGCGCTGGGATTCCAGCATCCTCAATGTCGTTCGCCGTTGGATTGAACTTCTTCGGGATCGTGCTGCCATTGGTAAGTATTAGTAAGCTTGGATCATCGCCAAGGCCGGCAGCAGTGCTAGCGCAACCTTCCGGGTTGAACTCGCCAAGAGGAAAAACGTCTCCAATCTCTGGCGTTTCGCGTGCCGGAACAAGTAGCGCGTAAACGATGTGCGCAGTGCCAATGAAGTCATCAGTTCCCGTTCCTGTTCCGATAACGATACCGAAGATGAGCTTCCTTTGCCCAGCAAGCCCCATTGGATCAGGTGAGAAGTTGACATATTGGTTCTTTGTTCCCTGTGTTGCTGTTGGCGATGAACCTTGTTGTGGATTGATTCCTACTATCGTAGCTGATGTCCCACTCAGACCAGTAACATTAGATTCAAGGTTAGCATCCATGTGCAATCGAATAGTAGTATCGATTGTTGTAGACACATGGCTCAAAGCAATGTGAAGCTTCCTTGAAACGATTCGGTCTGAGGGGAACGATTGATACCAAGTTGGATCGAATATCGGTGTAGCAGGACTACCATACAATGTTGGCGTAGTCTCGATTCGAAACTGGTTGCCACCAGAGTGGTGACATTCAGTAGCCTCAAATCCAGATTGAATGATCTCCAACCAAGAAACAGGATGAGTTACCGCTGAACCACCATTGTTCTTGTATAGTATTCCATGGTCTGCACCATCGACCAAGAACGCTTTTATGTCTGCTGATCTGAACAGTGTTACATCACCACCAGCACGACTAACGTTGTCAGTTACGCTATCAGAGAATAGTTGATTCTGAGTTGTTGGAGCGTAGGCAGTTAGATCCCATAACACTATATCGAATGTTCTTGTATTAGAGCTTGCCCAAAAGTTCCACGTCAGCATATTGACCGACGTTATGTTATCCCAGTTAGATGCAATATAACGGAACAATCCAGCTCTATATCCTAGAGTGAAAGCCGTTTGCATCTGCGAGTCAGTTATATGACCAGGATTCATCGGAACAATGGTGCATGACTTGTTGTTCTGAGAAGGGGCTTGAACAACAGTCACACCAAGATCTGCTAAAGTGGCAACACCACCAGTTGCAAAGTTAGATCCATCAGTCCTTTCCAAAACAACACGGAAACCAAGATATTTGTCAACATCAGATTGACTATCCCAATATGCAAAGAAGTCTGCTGAGTCTGCTTGGAATCTATCGAACTCGATCGTCATGGCGTATGTAGCGCCAGCAATCTGGTTCGTGCTAATAGGCAGTGCTGCCGAGCTTGTTGCACCATGCTTTGTAAACAGATGAGCAGCAGCAAATGCTGGATTACTCCAAACAGTTCCGGTTCCTTCCAATCTAACCGAACTACCAGCAGCAAGTGTGAATGGATCAGGAATGATTGAAACGCCACTGGTTGACATTGCTGCTACTCTCAACCTTGCCTTGGTTGAGATGCTATTCATCCTTACAGAAACATGGAATACAACCTTACGAACTTCACTGTATCTAGCTGGAGCTACTGGAATGACTGTTGGTAAGTCTCCAGCAGCGTATGGCAATGCATTCTGTCCAGTAAGATTGAAGTCAGTAACCGATGGCGTATTAGTAGGCGCCATCGTTGACAGTTCAAACTGCTTAGGATAACGGATGCCTAGCAGACTCATAATGGACCACCATCTACAACCAGGATCGACGCATCTAGGCTGCACCCGATGGCAGAAACCTGCCCCAAGTCCCGGTCCTGAAGCTCACTCAAGGACGCCGCTTCGCTTACTTGCGGGCCTCCACCCGTGGGGACAACCTCCATAGCAGGAATGAACTGCATAACGTTGTTCACCAACGCTCTTACATACTTCAACGTAAAGAATCCTGATGGATTGGTTACGCTTCCAAGAACGTTGATCTGTCCAAGCAGTGAACGAACACGCGATGCAGAAATGCTATACAGCTTAGCTTGGTAGAATCCTCCAGTCTTGTATGTAAGATCAGCCTGAAGATAAGCGCCTGAGTTCAGATCGCTGTTGCCTTTGATTGCAATGCTAACAGTCTGGTTTTCACTTGCACTTTGTGCAAAAGCATACTCAATCTGAACTTGATAAGACGATGATGCAGCGTTCTTGAACCATCTCAGGTAATCACTGGAGGCAAATGGAAGGTTGCGCGCTCCACTTACCCTCAACAGTGAACCCCCCGTAGCTGTGTAAAGGCTCGTGTTCCTCCACAACACTTGACTCAATCCCGCTGCATCATCGAAACTATCTGAAGGATAAGAATCGTCCGTCTGGAAGACCGGAATAGTAAAGGGTTGTCTTATGGAGATTCCCGTATCATCTGCCACAAGAAGCCATTCGCGTCCACAGCTATCAGTGTAAGTGTGTAGTCCGCACACAACACTACCAAACCTCTCATCCAATCCTCTTACGAATCCCTTCCTCTTCGATAGTGTATCTGATTGATTGATGGTTACGTTTACCGAGTCTTCGGTAAGTAAACCTCTACCATCATCAAGTCTGCCTCCCTTTGTGTCAGTTCCAGGCCAAGGCTTCCCTGGCTGACGGAGAGGGTAGGCGACCCACTTTGTCACGGTAGCCACCCCAAGCCGCTAAGCTGCTCGACACGGGTAAGTGGCACTGGTATCGGTAGCTGGTCCCCTGGCGTCCTCATGACTTCTGGCGCATTCACGCTCATGTCTCGATACTGAGCACGGATCAGATCATCGAGTTTGCTCTTGAAGATGCCTGCTGTTGCTTGTGTGTTGTCTGGATCAGTGTCCAGAATCATAGCGTGAGCGGCTGCACCCCAAATCAGCACGTCCATGTGCTCTTGTGGAATGTATGGTATCTGCACGTCAGGCTTGGTTGGTCTTACCTTTCGTGCATAGTATTCCACCGTGATGTATGGATCGCTTACCAGCGAGACTTCGATCTGCTTCTTTGTATTCGGTGCAGTCAATACCGTTGGCGTTGGGAAGACCAGGATTTCTTGGCGGTTGTTGACCGATTGACCCTTGAGCATGTAGAGCCGCGGTGGCCCACCAGAGCCAGCTACCGAACCGAAGCGACTGCGGAACTGCTGCATGGGCACTTGGCGCAACGGTGGCCCGCTGTAGTTGCCAGGACGCACCAGATCGATCAATCCGCAGTCTTCTGGCAACTCGTAGTTGGCAATACCATTGCGCAAGTAGATGGTCGAGTCACGCCACAGCCAACGCCATGCTCCAAGCTTCCTAATGATATGGGACTCTGCATCTTGCACAAAGCCAAGATACGTGTCAAGCTTGGTCAGTCCTGAAGTAGTGGCGTTGTATTTGGCATCGCCATTCTTCTCAACCAACAGGATAACACGGTTTACCACTTGGGTATACGTGTAGAAGTTGTCAGGAGTGACACTTACCGGCTGAGCGAAGTCCTTTACCGTTTGGACTTGGAACAGTCCGCAACGCATCAACGGATCACCAACTAGGCTGTATGGGCTGGTGCCTGATGGTTGAATGTTTGTGATGGCCGACAGGAAGTCAAATCCAGGACGGCCAACCACTCCCCACAGCGGATCCCTTGTATCAGTGAAACTGATTACCGGCTCGTTCAGATGGCGATCGTTGATGTAGCCATCAAGTATAACCTGAGAATCCTGGCGCCGGATTCGCAACCGCATATCCTGCCAGAAGCCTTGATACGGAATGTCACCAGTTACAGGCTGGGTAATCGACTGTGCAGCCAACCAAACTGGATCAACATTCAGATCAGGAGATTGCAGAGTAACAGTAGCAAGAACGGTTGCTCCATCCGGTTCGCTAGATGATGGACGCGAAAGACTTGGAGCACGCTTGATGGGTTGGAACTTGATAAGTTTGACGATTGGCGCAGATCCATCCAGCGGACAAGTAACCCTGAGTCCATAGCCTTGGTCCCAACAGAATGGACTCTCTTCTTCTCCAAGATCCACAATCAATGGATCCTTGGACATGCGAGCAAGCAACGTGAACGAAGGGTCAGAAACGTCGCTTAGCGGAGGTTGTCCAGTTGCAGGATTCAGATCACGCGCCCACACGCCACGAACGATGTAGTCTGACGAGTCCATGTCGTCAGACACCATGAGCACTTGTGTCTTTGCCTTGGTTGGCAAGTATTGCTCAGGGCTTGTTCCAGACAAGCCGACAGGGATTACGGCTTCATCCGAAATGGAGACTGCTCCACAAGGGATATCGTAGTCTGAACCGATGTCTCCATCGATCCTGTCGAACTTGTCCTGGAATGTTGATGTCATGCTGCCGCCAAAGACATGTAGTCTACGAAGCAGGACCTAGCAGTTCCAGTGCCGTTGTTCTTCAACACACGAGCGCCGGTTGCTACCTGATGTCCAAATCCAGCAGGATCGGTTGGAACGTTCTGCGAAGTCTGATGGACTTGCACACCATCAATAAGGAATGTCACGACGCCAGCAGTTGTGCATTCAATCCTGAAGACATGCATGTCGTTCGGATCGAAGTCAACCGTTGTGACATGCTTTGTGGTGTTGGTTGGATTTGTCGGATCAGCATCGCTGTCCTTTGCAGTTATACATGCCCACTTCGTTCCATCTACTGCACGATGGTAGCGGAAGTATGCACAGTTTACAGCATTCAACGCTGACAACAGGAAGTTGCTTCCGAATCCGGCTATGATGGAATACTCCTGTGCGCCTGTGCTAGTTGATCCAGTTATCCTTGCCTCAAATGCAAATGCCCTGGTTCCTAGCGTCAACGATGACACAGCAGTAGACAGGCCACTCATGCCAGCAGCATTTGTAGTTCCAGTGCCGATTGAAGCAACGCCAACAGCCTTGGTGATATGATCTACGAACGCCGTAGAGTCAACCAATGAACCACCATTTGCCACCGTGTTTGAATACGGTGACATATTTCCAGCAAGAGTGTTGTGGAAATCCTGGAACATGAATCTGTTAGCATTACTGCCAACAGCAGCTTGAACAGCAGCGATCAAGCTAGAAGTTCCTCCTGCCGGGAATCCTTCTAGAAAGGCTGGGAATCTACGCTTACTTTGCGTATATCCAAAAGCCTTGATTCCAACTACTTGTCCTGGCATATGTCACCTACAGATCAAAGTCCTTGTGACGATTGAGATTCTTCTTGTCATTCCAGTAGTCTTTGTCACCAGACTCTTTTATCTTACCATGATACAAGTCTGCTGGAACAGACTTCTTCATCTTGATAAGACCTTTGTTTCCTCCACGAGCTACAGCTTCCTTCTTCAACGCAATATCCTTGCGGAAGAGTTCTTCCCTGCGCTCAGCTTGTGCAGGAGTAAACACCATGCCACCTGGAGCTACACGCTTTTCAGACTTTACTTTGTTGTGGTCTTTGCAACCATTGGTATTTACCTGAACTGTCATCAGGTCTGCAATGAAGTTGCGAATCATTTTCTTACCACACGTCTTGCAAACAGGGTGAGAATCACACTCTTCAACCGGCAGGTTGAGTGTTTCTAGCACGCCACACTTGCATTCGAACGTGTATCTCATCGCTTCTTCACCAAGTTACCTTTGTATCTTCCACGCACACGGCGAGGATCAGCGCACTTCCGTCAACCACCTTTCGAAGTAAACACCTTCACTTGCATGTGTCCACAGGCGATACACTTGATGGTCAACTTGACCTTCTCACGTATCGCCTGTGCTTCTGCCCCGCACTTTACACAGATGCGGGGCATGCTGTTACGAGAACGTTCCCGGGATCGGTCCGCAACCAGGGATGCCGGTGCAGAGGCCGTCGATGTAGCCGATGGCGTTTGGCGCCAGGACTTCCAACGTGCCTTCGAACTCGATCATGCCCTTGGTTGAACTACCGATCTTGGCCAGTTCAACGGCCAGGACAGGACGCAGCACGGCAACGCGAAGCTTGTTGGCTTCCGCAGCCGAGATACGAGCCGTGTTCTGGTAGCGATGCAGGTAGACCTTCTGCGTTCCGAAGTCGGACTGGTAGAAGTCCACCGTGTTGATGACAGTCCGTTCCGCAACATTGATGTTGTAGCGGACCTGACTGTTCGGATTGAGCACCAGATTGCTCAAACCACGCTTCTGTGCAGCATTGCACCAAAGAGTGTCCGTCATGGCGCCCTTCTGCCACATGGCTTCCAGGAATCCATTCAGGATACACTCATCGATGCACGTTGTTGGCGACAGACCTTCCACCGTCAACACCGTTCCGGTTTCCTCTTCCGTGAGACCAAGAGTGGTCACGCAAGTAGGATCCTGAGAAGATGCGAAGGCATAGAAGCCATCCATCTTGCGCGGCAACACGCCGACTTGGTTGCCCTGAACCGTCTGGAACTGACGGATGGAGTGAACGAGCGCGAACTCGATGAAGCGGGCAAGCTCCATGGTTGCCTTGCGCATCTGGTAGACGTATTCGTCCCGGATGCCTGCCGTGTTCACGTCTCGTTGGGTATCCGAGACATCGAAAGTCCGACGCAAGATGTGCGTCAGATTGCAGAGTCGCTTGCGCGGAACAAGCGGATCAAAGGTGGCATCGGAGCCTTCCGCAACCGCTTGCACGTCAGCATTGCCAACGTCAGGGTCGCCGAAATCGGCCAGGATGTCCACAAGCCACTCATGAGTGGTGTTGGAAGCTGGAACCTTTTCGAAGTTGGACAGCATGAGAGTGTCCATTGGGGAAATGTTGGTGATGATCTCCAGCAGATCTTCACGGTTCCCCCTTTCCACGTCGAACGTGGAAAGAATGTTGGTATCACCTACGAAGCTAGAAGACACAGTTGAGTCCTTGCGGTAGTTGTCTACCGCAATACCTCAACCACTATCCACGTCGCTGAGATGACTGACCCGGAAGCCTGTTGCCCAGCTTCTTACGAAGCAACTCATCCATTGCGCGACCAGCTATCTTTTTGTCTTCAGGCTTGTCGCTTCTAGCTAGTTGGAAGGCTCGTTGCCGATCCATTTCCAACTCTTGCTCAGGAGTTTGCTTCGGTTCCACTGGCACATAGCGCGGTGCAGCATTCCCATTCTGTGGGGTAGCGATTGGAGGTATCGCGGCTGCACGATCTTGTCTTCCGCCTTGCAACTCTTCCGGCTCAGCTATGGCACGGAATGCCTGTTCTACACTACAGTGTGGATTCTTCTCTCTGAACATCTGGATCAGAGGAACGTGAACCTCATACGAGAATCCATCATACTTCTGAGAGATGCGGTGCAAGTCTTCTTGCGTTGACCTGTCCTGCATTGTCTGAAGCACTGGTGATACTCGCGCCATAAGCCTTGTTTCCATGGCTTGCAGCGCCTCTGTGAGCCTGACATCTGACAACACTTGTTGTCTACTTTCAGGGTCCAGAGACTCAAGGTTCTGCTGGATAAGAGTATTGTATCGTTGCTCCATCTCAGCAAGTTTCTGCTGAGTCTGTTTGCTCGATTCTTGCAGTTGTTGGGCTTGCGCCTTGATCTGCTGTAACTCTTGATCCTTTGACCGAAGAAGCGTTGAGAACTCACTGAAGCGACGCTGAGCGTTCGGACTGAGTTGATCGACTTCCGAAGGCTGTTCCGATTGAACTACGGTCGGTGCCTGTTGTGGCTGCACCTGCATTTCCGCATTAGCTTGCACTGGCTCTTGCAGGTTGGGGCGACTGGCCGCAGCCTCTCGCCGTTGCTGCTCGATTGCCATACGTGCATAGCTTCCTGCTGGCGGAAGTGGGCGCGCGGGCTGTCCGTCCGAATCCACCGGCACTGGCCTTGGCTGGATTTGGGCACCCGTGCGGGCGTCCTTCATCGCAGCCTTGAGGTTCAGTGCAGCCTGATCCGATCGTGCGTTGAACTGGTTGTTGTTGGGAGCCATCGTTCTCTTCGCGGGGCACGACTTCCGCTAGTCTTCAGTGCCAGTTCCGGTTCACGACTCCGGTTGTTCAGTGACTTTGATACTGTAGATATTTCAGCCTCTACAGTCGGGCTTGCTGTCTAGTAAGTTCCGGCAGGAGTATCGTCGGAACCGCCGTTGCCCTTGTCGTATCCGACGACATCCCCACCTGTGCCACCAGGATTGTCCTGATACTTGTAGTTGGGGCCGCCAGCAGCGTTGTGCGGCGAACGGGTCTTGGAGGCCATGGCCGCTTCGGTTTCATCGAAGCCCATGCGCCGGTTGAGCGGGACGGCCATCTGCTCAGTCTTGGACTGTGCAGCGCCGACACCTTCATTCGTGGGATGGCCAAACGTCATGCTTGCTCCTCGGTTGGTTTTGGTTCTGGCAGCCTGAGCGCGGAAAGTTCATCTTCCACATGCGCAAGCTGTTCTTCAAGCTGATTCTTGTTGAACTTCACGTTGGACACCATGTCCAACACGGCTTGGAGTTCCAGGCATCGGCCCTTCATGGTGACAAGTTCATGCTCGTTCTTGGCACCTAGAAGTTGCGCAATCCGATACCGCTTCATATCCTCCAAGGATTCAGTGAATACCTTGTAGGATGATTGATTCATCAGTCCAAGCAGACCATCAGCAGTCCTTAGACCAGCTTCGATCATCTGCTTTTTACGAAGAAGTCTCTTTTCATCAGTAGAAATAGTTTCCTCTACCGATGGCCAACCAGCTTCTTTCCAAAGATCGTGTTGCTCCGTCACATTGCACCCATGTTAGGAGCACCAGCCATGGCATTAGACTTCATGTCGCTACCACCCATGTCGCTTTCACCGTTGCGAGAATCATCAGTATACTCGTTACGGCGAACCTTTGGGCTTCCTGGGTCTTGTGTATTGGTAGGACCACCAACAGACGACATAGAAGGATCGGCAGTAGAAGGATCTCCAGATGCGATTCCCTGCATGGCCGCTGCTTGAGCCATGTCCATCATCATCTTCTCTTGCTGCTCTTGCAGCAAGGCAAGCTTGCGCATGTGGTCAGCAATATGAGCCCTTGCTAGAGCAGCAGTTGACGGATCGCCTTCCTCCAACATCTGGAATCGATCGCTCTTGATCTCTTCCAAGTGAGAAATGGCATGACGCATATCGTTGTCGTCAGGACGACGCGGAGGCACGTTGCCATGATACCAGAGTTCTTGTTCCTCGATTGCTGTTAGCAATCGCGTTTCCTCTGGCGGCAATCCAATGAACTCATCTACGTTACGTATGTCGAATCCCTGCTCCAAGATGTAAGCATAAAGCTTTGGCATCTTGACTGCATTTGGACCATACATCTGATTGATCTGAGGAGCACGATCAAACAGATTGACAAGTTGCTGAATCTGAGTTTGCTTCGTAAGAAGCTTGAAGCCTGACAACGGCTGCACGATGAACCTTCCGATCAGGTCTTCAGGTCGGATTGTCCATCGATCACGGAACCGAACTCCCATCGGTCCGATGTCGCGTATGACCTTCTCGTATGACTGGAACTGCATATTGTTCCAAGCCATCTGTTCCAACATAGGAACTGTTACGTCGTTGTCGAAGTTCTCCATTGCGCCACTAAGACGCATGTTAGCTTCGTTCAGTTCCGAGTTGTATTGAGTCGCAGTCTTTGACGCAGACGACAACGGATCTTGTGCGCCAATAACTGGTGAAGTAACACCCGATACTTCACGCATCTCTGCTTCAAGGATATTCTCAGCCTTGAGTGGAGCATCGCTTACTTGCGGCAATGCGATCGGCATTACCGCTTCATTTGGATTCCCTGGCACACGGATGATGAGTCCCGGCTGTGCGACCAGTTGTCCCGGTGGTATGTTAGCTTGGTCCGACACAACTAGCATGGGATTACCCTCTAGTTGTGTCGCAGACATCAGCAAGGATCGCTTGGTATCCTTTTCCATCGAGAGACGAGCAATCATCTCGATAGCGCCGATTCCAAACAACTCATCCTGAAGCTCGATAGGACGCCACACTTGGTATGGCTTCTTGCCATGCCAGAATGGGTTTACCGTAACGCGAGCAACGATCGCGTTCGATCTTGGTTGGATCATCACCACATTGCAAATCTTGGTGATGTATTCCCCGTTTTCCTTCTTGATTACTAGCGGTCCCCACCAATCGATTACTTCGTAGTGAGGAACGGTTGCAGTCTGCTTGCCACCACGCGGATCGAATAGTCCATAAGCATACGCTTTACGTTGCTTGTATGGATCTTCATACGCATAGTCGTTGTCGCCTGTGTTTCCTTCCAGGACTGCGGTGTTCTTCCAATGGCCGAGTTCGACCATTTGTTTCACACGGTAGTCAGGCCACAACTGACGATCTAGGCACCATTCTGCTTCTTCAATACTTGAAGCCGATGGCGGTGCATAGAAGTCGAAGATATCGATAGGAAGAACATCGTTCCCATCGAATATCATTTCCTCCCTTTTTACATCCGACAGATCTACCCTCGATGCACCAGGGATCTTCGGATCAGGTGTTCGCTTAGCAACTCGATACGAACGGTCTTCAAGTTCTTGCTTCCAGTATGTCTTCTGGACAGCAGTTCCGTAAATCAGACCATTGCGAACAAACCTAGATGCCTTTGAGCGGTAGTTACAGACTCGCAACTGATCGCGGCAAAGAATCTCCTGAGCTATTGCCGCCTGATCGTGTTCTTCATTCTTTCCATAAAGCTGGAACCAACGTTGCGAACCAAACACGGTTCGCATGATTCGTGGATGAATCGTTTCCACGATCTTGAATGGAGTCGGTGAATGAAGCTTCTGCCGTCCGTATCCAAACGATGCCAGTGTTTCGCCTCTATATAGGCGATACATGATAAGGAACTTGTTACGCAAGTATTGAAACGTTGCGAACGTATCCTTGAGAGATGAGAGAACCGCTGCCTTTGCCTGCTCTACAACCTCTGGTTGATCGGCTAGGTTCTTGAACCCAACCATCTCACTATACATCTTGGCCACTTGGTCAACATGTTGGCCATCAGTATACTTTTCAACCAGGGAGTGTTCTGCATAGACTGGCTTTGTGCCATCTCTAGCAGTTGCCTTCCCCATGCCACGCGAAGCTACCGACTGATCGTTCACCCGCGTCATCGGCGGGTTTGATGTGTTGCCTATCTGCAACCGATCAGATCCTACACTCACGCTCATGGCTTGTGGCTAAACTCCTGAGCAACATCCTTGCTCGGGCACTTTCCTTGTGCCTTTTCTGGATCGTGAGCGCACATAGCCATGAACCTCTGTTGCTTATCGCTAACAGCAGGATTGCTAGCCATCTCCTCCGAGATGAATGGATTCATCCCCTTCATGCCATGGAGCCCTTCTTCGTAAGGCTCCTCTTGGCTTTCTGGTTCGTCTTCGATGTGATCGAAGTCACTACCCTTGACGAACAGGCTTGTCAGCCGAGTCTGGTTCGTGTCGGCTATCGTTGGGAGTCCCGTGTCCGGCGATGCTTTGGAGCGCATGAGTGCTGATCCTCGGCAGAACGTCCGCAACCGGCCCTGCGAAGGTCGGATCCAGGAACGCACGTCCTGGGTGGGCGGATCCATACCCAGCCAGCCAATCCAACGCAAGGCCCGTCTGGTAGAGGCTCTGGCGCCGGGTGACCGGGTTGGTGCGCCCGAAGAAGTAACTCGATCCAGATTGCAGCGTAAAGCCGCTGCAAACAATGGGGTTAGCGCCCATCACATGGGCAAGCTGGATGGCGAAACACAGGGAGTTACCACCTGGATGAAACTCATCGTTTACAGACTTTGGCACATAGAATGGGAATGGTCTTAGTCCCAACTTGCCATGTTTGCGTTGAACTCCATTGAACTTTCTTATACGGATTTCAACTGGTTTCACAGCTTTTGTGCCAACCATCTTCAACTTATGCGAGTGTGCTGTCGAGTAGATTCCGCCTCCGAAGATTCCACGATTTACTATGGTGACCATGGAATCAGTGCATCCAATGAGTCTCGGAGATTCGGACTTCCAAACATTCGCGTCAACGACAAGCCAGATTGAGGGTTCCAAGAGCCGCAATGTCCAGTTCGTTCCGATGACGATTTGCCCTTTGGAAGCTGCAAATCCTGGGGAGTCAACCAATCCTTCTGCTCCCCCAAAGATAAAAGCAGGCTTTCCGGCAATCGATCCATCAAGCCAACTCGGATCATGACTTCTGCCGCCCGGTGCCTGAATGTGTGCCGCTTGAAAATCTCGAAACAACATGCTTGTCCTATCGTCTCTGCTTCATCCAGATTGTTCAGATAGTGAGTCACCAATGCAACATACTCTTCTGGAGTATTTGCACGGGGTGCATATGGAAACATGCGCTCCAGTTCCAACCTGTGATTATCACTTACTACAAGCGTTCCACATGCAGCCATTTCAAAGAAGCGCGGATTGACATGGCTTGCCGGTGCATCAAAGTCATTCCAGAAACCTGTCCCATCCTCTTTAGGCGGCGCAGTTGGAAGTGCTATATGTCTTCCTTTACTACGTAGAACACGGGTATTGAAGCATTCTTTCGTTATTCCAGGAGAGCGATGAATATTCAGACCTACTTTGCACGTTGAGTAATAGAGTGGATGTTCTTCTTGTTTTACCCACTGTTTGCTGAACTTCGTTATTGGAATACCCTTGTTAGGCCAGAAACGAATATCTGCACCATCAACTACCTTCTCCACTGCTCGCAAGAACTTTTCTCTTGGAATCAGCATAGGATTACCAAGGAAGAATGCTGGGACTTCTCTATTCTGATAATCATTGTAACGAAACTTTGTTACATCAGCGCATGGAGGTAGATAGAATGTCCTTCCGCGATGAGGGGCTTGCCTTGCTTGTTCGTGGATCTCAATAGTGCAGAAATCCATCGTAAAGACATAATCGAACAACTGTGAGAACTTGGACGATTCGCCACTCTCATAAGGCTCATCTGGTAAGTAAGTAGCCGTTCTAAGTCCTGCCGCTCTGATAGGCTGTATGAAAGATGAAGTTCCCGCTGCTCGTCCATGATAACACCAAACAAGATCCGGTCTTTGTTGTTTGATATTATCAACAAGGCCCTTCGTGAAGTTTCCTCCCCTTGTCGAGTAGATTCCTCCACCTTGAAGCTCCCTGAGTTTAGCGATGTCAACTACAACAACATCGCAACCAATCTGCTTGAATCCAGTCAACCAGCCATTACGCCAGTTGTCGGAATAGACAAGCCGGCTGTCGTCAGCTACGACTACCTTGATTGGTCCGCTTTTTCCTACCAATCTCGACACGGTAAGTTCCCATGGAAGGAATGTAGAATGCCATCATTCCAGAACGCATGATAGCATCGAAGTAGCAATGATCGTAGTCGTGTTCGTGCTTGTCGAAAATGACACCCTTCAAGACTGCTTGCAATGCTTTGCGAGTCGTCATGAATACCGATGATCCATCGGTATACAACTTGTTGCCAAGTTTGCACGGTGGCATAATGCAACGAGACTGAGTTCCATTACAGAACGAAGTCGATGCAACCGATAGCAATGGTTGCTGCATCTTTCCAAACCATGAGTCATCCTGAATCCTTACATCGTAAGGAACTACGATTTGATACTCAGATTTTGATTCCTCAAGACTTGCATGAATGGAACCATTATATCCTGAATCCTTATGATTCATCAAACTCCATGGTCCCTTGCAAATAGCGCGAAGCATCACATTGAGTGATGCCATAGCACTTTCCTTCAAGAATCCAAACGTTGCAACAGTAAGCCTAAAAGGACGTTGCATGTTTGTAGATATGCTATCAACACATGGGGAAATATGGTTGATGTCAAGGCTTGATACAGGAAGGATTACTTCGATCGTTTCTGGATCGTTCATCAAACTATCCAACCTTCTGCTGGCTTGGCTTTCGGAGGAAGGGGCTTCGGTGCCGGCGCCGGCTGCTCGGGCTCCAACTCGGCCGCTGGATCGGCTAGCCCTTCGCGCTTGGCTATCCGTTCAGCGGTATCCGTTAGTGAGAAGCCTTGCTTCGCCATTGTCGCTGCACCTTGTTCGGCTGCGATCGTTTGTTTGATCTCTTCTGCTGTCCTAGCTGGATGTCGATAATCTGCTCCATCAGTGATAGCGGAGCCGTTCTGTGGTCTTGGAGTCGAGAACTGAACCATGCAACGATGAAGAAAGACTTCTACACCATCTTGCATCTGTTGCAAATCTGCTTCACTTGCCTGAATGCGTTGATACAGGAACTCACGAACCAGTTTAGCCGCTTCTACTGCTGGCCCCATATGTCGCTGTTTGACTGGTTTTGTGATCCTCTGAACAGGTTGTCCGGGGATCCTTCTGTTTTGGTGTTCCATATCTCTTCCTTGTTCCTGGTCGATGCTTGTGCTGGCCATGGATGACGCGGATTCCACTTACCATCCAAAGTCACTGGTTGTGTGCGCACTGCACCATAGGCTTGCCACCCCACAGGCGGACCAGGGAAGTGCAACCTGCCACCTTCATCCCGCTTGTCGATATCGGATATCGCATCAGGAATATCATCGTTTGCCGAGAATGGCCATTCGGTCATCTCATCAATCAATGGCTTCCACTTGTCGTTGAATCGATCTTTTACTGATTGCGCAAAGTAGATGTCACCATTCCTGAATCTTGGCTCAACAGCCTCAATACGGATGTCCTTGGTCTCTTGACTCCTTCCTTCGATTAGGACAAACCTTGGCCTTGTGAACGTCTGCCTACGAATCTCTTCGAACAGAGATGACAACAGTTCGCTATGAGTAGACTTCTCGACTGCAACAGCCTTGCAGTTCCATTGCTGGTAGCGATCCCACAACTCGCAGATCATCCGGCAGCTTACGCTTGGCTTCCATCTGCCAACGTAGAAGTCAATGACGTATGCAACACGGTTAGGATCGATAAGGACAACCCAAAAAGAACAGCGGTCGGTCTTGGCTTTGCGCTTTTCCTCAGCGATAAATGCGAAGTCAGTGAAGATGTATGCCCAGCAGTTGCGCGGAATGTCTTGGTCACGAATGATTCGGAAGTATTCCGGCTTGAAGATCTGATCTTCACCAGTGAATGGCTTGTTCTCGTAGAAGCATGCATATAGCCTTGGCGGCAAGATGCGCTTTTGACCAGCAACATACTTCTTCGTAAGGCGCCCAGGAAAGAACAGGCTTGTTGGCGTCTTAGATTCAGGATCAACGATCGGCTCGCACCATGCATGAACCGATATTTCAAACATCTCTCGAATCTTTATGTCCTTCTGGATTCGGCAGTAGATGTCCGCAAAGTGATGCAGCGTTCCAATCACGAACAGTTTGCAACCAGGATCCAACTGTGCAAGTGTCTCGCCAAACCAGTTCCATAGCTTCTCAATGGATTCTGGAGTTTGCGTGTTCTTTTGGCTGCAAACGTCATCCATGAACACGTAGTCCCAATGGAACCCGGTTCGCACTGTGCCAACTGAACCAGCGTAGAGCGTTGGCTCTTTTGGATCGAAGCCCTTGGAACGTTGCGCAGAAGTAAACTCACCATTCTTCCAGTGTTTACCTCTATGGACACCAAATCTTTCTCTGAACCACTCAGAGTCAATGATGTCCATTATCTTCTTGACGATCTCGCTTGATAGCGCATCCGTCTCAGAAGATACGTTGATACGAACGTTTGGGTTACAAGCTATGATCCATGCTACGTGACCGATGTTGAATGCTTGCGTCTTGAAGCTACCACGCGGCCACAGGACCAACTTGAACTTGTAGATCAACCGATCAGGATTCTCTGGATCTGCTTCACCATTCCAGTGGATTAGATCCTGAGCATACTTGCCATGTGGCTCATATTGTGCATCAGGTGCAGCGCCACAATCACGAACGAAGTCAAGATAACCTTCTTCACTAAGGTAGAACTCACGTTCACGCCTTAGACGTTCACGACGAATATCGTCTGGACTTAGGTTTACTTGACCTTGTTCCATTCGAATCTCAACTTTTTGATCGACTTGGCATACGCATGCCAACCAGACCTGTTGCAGATGTCAAGATGCTTGTCATGAAGTTTGCGATTGTGCTTCACGTCACGATCAAGAGTTCTAACCTGTGCATCAGGAATATTCCCATCATGATGCAAGATCATGTGAAGATGTTCACTATTTCGCGTAACCAACAACTTCTCCATTACACGAAGAAGCATTACGTCACTGTATCCCTTGTGACCAGCATAATCTTCGTTGTATCCACCTATAGAGAAGAAATCCTTCTTCCTAATAAGATGGACGTTTGGACTGGTAGCGTCTTTCTTACCAGACATCGAATGAACAAGATGCGGACGAAGGACAAGCTTTGGACGATGTTGTGCAGCCTCCGATACAAACCTACGAAGCATTCCTGATGGAATGGTCATGTCTACGTCAACCAGCAACAACACGTTAGCCTTGGCTACGTGTGCAGCCAGATTGCGGGCTCCAGGCTGGTTCCACGGTAGGTTGTCCTTGACGCGGTAGAGCCTGATCTCGGGCAAGTCGGGAACCTCGGCCGGCGGCTCGCCGCAGTCGTCAACGCAGATGACTTCGCATCTATCACGATACTCTTGTGGTTCGTTTAGGTAAGCATCGAACCAACGCTTGAGCATTACGGGTTGTCCGTATGTGCTGAAGCAGATACTCAGGTCAGGTGCCATGAGATTTATACTTGAACCACTTGTTATCGTAGATGTTGATATCAAGAACATTCGTCTTGATATTCTTCTCACGAACCAATGTAGGAAGCCAGAACTGATCCCTCATGACAATGTTTGTAAGCAACCACCAATCAGATCGCAAATCAAACATCATGCCATTGAACACTACGAATCCACATGAATATAGACCGTAATGTTTGGGATGTTGGCGCCTAGTTAGTTCACGCCTAGCAGTCTCTCCTTCTTCTTCCGTTACCTTCTTCAGTTTCACACATTCATCAATCTCATCATATGCACAATCACGCCATGGATGCTTTACTACTACGAGTTGATGTTCTTTGGTCCATTCATCGATCTTGGCACCAATAGGCTTGGTCAACCTCATTGACGAATCCAACCATGCTGCCCAACCGTTTTGGTTTTGAGGAGGGTTGGCAATCTTGATTCGCCTGGAAACGTATCGCGATTCCCTACGCGATTCAGACACGCCAGTAGTATACTGGAACAACACACCAGGATCATTCTGATTGTGAGGTTCATTCCAATCATACTTGGCAAGTTTACCTTGGCCAATGTTTGCGCTGTATATTATACCTCTCATGTTAGGCCGTTGGCTCGCTTCCACTTCTTGAGACGAGTAAGCAGTTCCTTTGTGCCAGCCTTCTCATGCAGCGCATTCGCAGTTTGTGCTTTTAGATGACGCACCCATGACCGTCTAACAAGACGAAATGGTGTTTGTCCAAAGCACTTGCGAATCATTGCAGCGGACCCATCATCACTGCCGTAGTTCGGAAACTCGGTAGGGAACAATGGCACGTCGAACTTGGCATCCAGATGCCGACACATGCCAAACGGGACCAACCAGCAGTAGGCCGACACCTGTGGCAGACGGAGAGGGGGCTTGTCTTCCGGGCCAGCCTGAACCGCTTGCAGCGTAGCAGTGCAGGACGTAGCTGGTGCATACACGTAATGCTTGAACCCCGCACCGATGTCTTCGGCTCGCGCATCCAGCATGTTCGCAAGCCATGACTCCTGATCGAACAGGAGATCGTTGTTCAGAACAAGCACGTCCTTGAACTCATCGAAGAACTCGTAGTGGTCTATCGCTGCATTCACACCAGGACCAAAGCCCTTGTTGGTTGGCTGGAATAGTTCCTCAGCACCAAGCAGTTCTTCTTCGGTCAATCTGCGTTCTGGAGCGTTGGCTACTACAACAACCTTTGCAGTAATGTTGGTAAGCGTAGGCATGAGCGAAGCGATGCACTTCGCTGTCATGTCGGTGAGCCGCTTTGGACCAGCATACGGTATGATTATCAGGATCATGATCCTGCACCGATCTGTGGCACTCGATCATCGCTGGTCACTGTGAACTCTGCACGCTTGATCTCTTCTAGACGCACCTTCTTCTTACGTTCTAGTTCAAGAATCGATTCAATCTCTGCTTGCTTGGCCTGTTCGAAGTTATGCACTACTTCGATGCGCTGGACTGCACGCTCTACAATGCCAAGGTCTTGCAGTAGCTTGATGTATTCCTTCCTTGCCCGCCAGAAGCCACCCCAATCGCCATCCTTGCGCAAGCCTTCCTGGGCAAGCTCCAGATCATTCGTCATGATCCCAAGGATGGTGTTGATACGAATGAACGAGACTTGAGATCCTACGGTATCTGCATAGCGATTGTATAGTTCAGTTACCGTGTATTGGCTGATCTTCAGGTCACGGGCAATGACATCGCTACGATAGCCTTCATGACGCAGTGCAACGATCAATGAGACCTGTTGTTCATCAGCAAGTTTCTGATACCAGTCGCCACGGTTGGCTTTGTCGATAGCCTGGAGTTCGCGCCACAGAGTAAGACCAAGCTCTTTGCGTGTAATAGACTCAGTTCGTTTATCAACGAGCTTCGATCCGTAGGCATCAACGGCCAGTTGGGCCAGAGCCTTGGGATCCATGCCGACTGCCTCGGCTGCCTCCTTGAGCAGATCCTTGGCGTTGCCGGCCGCGATCGCAGGTTGACGGCTCACGGATGACGGGTCCTACTCGGTCGCGGGGCCGGCGTCAACTGCCCGCTTCGGTTTGCGTGCCATGGTCACTTGCACTGCTTGCGCCACTTCAAGCCTGATGACCTGTGAGTATCTGATGATTGCTATCACTGAACCGGATAGCATCTCAGACGATTGGCTGGCTCGCTTCTTGATATGACGTTCGGCTTCCAGTGTGCTATGGAAACCAGGAAACTGAAGCAATGGGATAAGGGTGCCCTTGGGTAGTTCAGGTTGGCTTGGCAGGCTGAACGCCGGTCCACCAGGATGGATGAGCACGACGCGGAAGTCACCTTCGTTGTCGTCTAGAAGTAGCTTCTTCTTGGCACGACGCGGCTTGTGTTCATCAATCTCGTTGTCTTCAGGAAGGTTTGGGGATTCGTTTTCCATATATCTCTACTAGACGTTCTGATTTCTTGTTTGAACACCAGTTCCTATACCACTTGAGTATTTCAAGTGGGCATTGATTCATCGTTAGATCTCCTTCTTCTACTCCTCTTTCGAAGACTGAGATAATTTCGAGAAACGTCTTCTCAGTTTCTTCTTCTGAGTCCTTACTTTCTTCTATCATTCCTGGAATAGATTCCAGAAACTCATTAGCAAGATTGGCAACTATTGCATCAGATTCCTTCTTTGAAGGCCATCTTCCAGTTTGCTCAAAGAAGTATAACTCGTTGACTCCTCTCAGCGTTGCCTTCTTTGATTCATTGTTCATGACGTTGGTTTCCATTTCTCTCCTTTTGTAAGCCACTTGTTTTTCTTCTTATCCTCTTCTTCGTAGATCTTCTTAGTGACTTCATCCAGCTTCGCAACAGATGGATCAGTCCTGGCATCATTCATCTTCTCGGTCTTTTCCCGTTTAGCCCTGTAGTGTTGCTCCCTAACTTCCTTGAAACCTTCGGTATCCCATACCTCAAGTATTTGATCTGTCGATGGGCTATAGATGCCTTGAGCCCTGAAGTGGTTCATGATCTTGTCCATCTCAGGATTGGGTATAGCGTTCACCCTCTTGGTCTTTGAGTGAGGCTTCCCAGGCTTACCTACCCTGCTTTTCATCTCAAAGCGCATCATGATCGACTGAACATGCTCATCTTCCTGGTTATGATCCATCCAGTTCAGTAGCTCGACTGCATACTCAACCACTTTCTGTAGGCTTGCATACTTTCCTATGCACGACGTTGTATACTCGTTGATGCGTAGATACTCATCCCGCTTCTCACAGACGAGTTTGTAGACCGATTCTATTACCTGAATGTTCCGGTAAGCCACGGCGGACCTTCTATCCGGTCGTAACACCAGTGTCAAGTATGGCCTGTTGCCCCCAGGCTGACGGAGGATCCTCTGTGGCGTAACTCAAACCTTATACTCCCTAAATCAACCCTCCGAAACACCGTCGAGGCCCTACCTATATGCAATGCACTTCGATCGATGCACAGATCAGATCATCATCATCAATCAAACATACCTTACTGTAGTAGGGTGTAGGTATTAGTTATAATGTTAGTATATGGTTTCTGCTGTCTTTAGGCTTCTGTTAGGTCTAGATCGTCTACTATTATGAATAAAGTGACATTTGAATCTTTGCCAATATTTTTTCAACTTGGGATATGAAGAAGCATTGCAAGTTACCGATGGTGCGTATGCTTTGCGTCGCATCGTATCTCGCGTAACTGTAAGCAGTTATGAACGAGCATGCAACATAATGCCCATTCCAAAACAGCTAGGATAAAACGGTGTCACGGCGAAGATCTACGCACGGCTGTGGAATCTCACCGTGACACCCAAGCGCGCAAGTCAAACTGTTTGCCCGTGCAATCCAAGGTATCGGCAGGAAACTGAAAGACTGGTGGCGGTCAAGTCTCTGCCGCTGTATTTAGATCGGCCTGCAAACCAAGGATCAGCATGCAATACACGCTACAGAACAAGGCAGGTCAGCCAATACGTATGTTCGTTCTAGCCAAGGTAGCCATTGAATGGCTTAGGCTAGACGCCACAAACAAGGTAAGGCTAGTGCGTATGGTGCGCGACGGTAAAGAAGTAGACATTACCGATGGGCCATACATGACACTTTGCACAGCATGCTCCAAGCTAACCAAGCTTGAAGGATTGTGCTATGCCTGTAGACGTAGGGGACAAAACAAGAGAAGCCACACTTGTCCGAAGTGTGGCTTCTCCTTTCCTTGCGGCTCTAAGCCGCTACCGTCTTCGTCTACAAGCTCGCAAGCGCCAGCTTGAACACTTGCCCCTTCTGCTTATCTGCTGCTCCGAACAGGTTCGATTGAGTCCGCTCCGCACTGCCAAGGCTTGCCTTGCCCCTTCCGCTAGCGTGGTCGAGCCAGTCCGTGACAGCTTGCGTGCCTGTCCATGCATTGGCCCCGAACACTGCTGCACACTTCTCGCTATGGAACACCCGGAGCCATTGCGCCACGATGTCATTGCGCTTCTCTCTCCACCTTGCTTCGGTGTCTGCCGCTGCGCCTTCACCTAGCGGCCATAGCGCGCTGAACGTGACTTGGAAGAAGGAGTATGCGTCTGCCTCAGTCCATCCCCTGGCCACTAGCGCCCTTGCCTCCTCTTCGAACTTGGCTACTGCCTTGTCCGCGAAACCGAGCACAAGCTGTGCAGTCGCCAGCTTGTCCTTCATCGCTTGTGCGTCCCCGCCAGCGCGGTGGATGAAGCGCACACCCTTGGACAAGTCGCGCTCACTCAGTCTCAACGTGTTGGCGCATACGATGCGCACCGTTGTCGGATAGCAACTGAAGGCTGCCGTCCCGCCGTGGCCATTAGCTACGGCTACGTAGGTGGCAACGCGATCGCCCTTGGGCAACTCGATGTCCCGCGGCATTCTCATGAGAGACCAGAAACGCTTGCCTCCGAACAAGGTCCCGGTTGACTCGCACACCATGGCGCGATCCGGGCCGGCGAGTCCATCGGCGAACCGCGCTACGTCCAGGTTCTCCACTGGCACGTAATCCTTCTGAACGATGCCGAGAAAGGCGCCGTTGTCCTTGCGGCAGTGGGCGAAGTGATCCTCAATCCTTGCCGTGTTGCCAGCGAACGCCGAACCATCGTTTGGCACAGCGCGATACAACGGTTGCAGTTCCGTTGCCCAATCACACCCGATCAGCTTGGCGGCATCCTCAGCGCCGATGCCCGAGGGCAACTCTTGCCCGAGTCCATGCCATGCCAGCTTGCCAACGTCTGCCATCCTGTCGCTTTCTTCTAAGCCATGTCCCATTGGTCTACCTACTCTTTCGGTGTAGCGGTTCCCAAGCAAAGCGCCCAGGAATCCGACTAGAGTATACCATGTTCTCCTAGCGGTTTCAAGGAATCGCTAGATTCCGGTTTGCGTTCAACGGTAACCTCTAGGCTTTGCGCCTTAGGGTTATACAAGCGTAACCTAGCCAGGATACGCTTGATCGGCCACGCCGTAAACAGCGTGCCCACTTGCACACCGTCAACGTAGAGGTAGACTAGACGTTGACTCATGCTAACATGCCCTGGCCCTTGGCCGTGAGCACATAGAGCTTGCGATACTCTAGCTTCCCCATGATGACCGCTGCAATGCTGCCATCCTTGGGTGTCACAAGGCACCGCGTCAAGAGCGCAGCGACCGTCTCCGTAGGCCCACGGCCATGCACCAGGGCACCATCGGACCCGGCGTCCCCGATCAGCGCAAGCAAGTCTAGTTGCTTGCCGTTGAGCGGAATGTCGCTAGCCTTGGCGGCTTTGAAGTCAACCTGTTTCGGTTTCATGACTCTATTATACCACATTCTCTAACGGTTTCAACCACTAACTTGTAACGATGTTGTATCATGAACAGGATAAGGCTTACGTTTGATACAACCATGATACAACTTAGCTACTGCTAACCTTTAGCGTTGTGGTATAATAGAGTCATGACGTTGACAATCGAAACGACGTTTAGCCGATTCTGTGGCAAATCTACGAAGAAGTGGTATCATGCAACTAGCATGATGGTTACGCTTGTTGGCATCAAGGGTAGCCGTAGACTCTATGGATACTCTGTAGCGAATGCACCTACCTTGTTCATTCGCTACCAAAACAAGCTGTATTCTCTTGCTAGCTCTTTCGGACCTGTCCCTGGCGATACGTTCGTTGAGTGGATGCCGGAGATACCATGAGAGGTAAGTCAGAAGGCGAGCGTATAGCCGTCAACAAGACTGGCCAGACCTGTGGATGGTGTGGCCAAGTCAGGACTGGCTATCGTAGTGACAAGTCGCTACACTACTTATTCAAGTTCCATAGCGAAACCGGCTCTGAGATAGCCGGTCTGTTTTGTTCGCTCGATTGCATGCGTGCATACCATAGCGAGGATAGGCATTCATGAAACCTGTAACCATTCGTGTTTCTCTAGCTACTCTTCAAGTGTGTGTCCCAAAGACATACTCTGATGAACTCATTGAAGAGTTTGCTAATCGTGACCAACCAACAGGCATCGCTAACAGGTGGAAGGTCATAACGAACAAGAACCGGGATGGTTCACTAGCTGAACGCTATGTTCAGTGTGAACGCTTTGGCGATTGCGTTCATGTGGTGCTAGAATGCTAGATCTAAACGATCTTACTTGTTCTGTAAAGGGTTGCACAGAACCAGCAACCGTAACCATTCGTAAGCAGACTGGCGTTATGATGCCAGACTATCGGCCAATGTATGGCTATCGAATGGTTTGCAAGCGCCATGCAGAACGCAAGAACATGAGAAACCTAAACCAAGATGGCTGGGAAATCGTAGAGGCTAACGATGAATGATGATTACGAAAGTCCTAAGAAGCGAAGAGAGCGTGAGCGTTACGCTTTTGTTCGCAATGCAGACTACAAGCTCTACGAAAGCGTTTGTGCATTCGCTGGAACTCTAGACCTTGACATGGAACCACTTGCAATCCGCGCCAATGTTGAGAACTATTGCATGGAGCTTGCTAAAAGACTGATTGAAGCTAGGAGATAACATGAATCGTGAAGAACAAGAACGGCTATACAATCAAAAGTATGGCTATCAACAGTTGCCTGATCCAAAGCCACCATTTACAATGTGGCGTTGTGAAGGCAAGCCAGGAGCGTGGGAAGTCATCTGTGGTATAGCCGTTGTCGAACGGTTCACGAATCGTGGCCATGCGCTGACTGCATTGCGCGGCTACGTAAACGGACGAACCAACAGGCGCGCTCGCTACTCATGGCGCAAGGTCTACCTTTACCTACAGGCTAACGGATGGCGTATCGAACTCAACGAACCGCCAGCGGTCTGGTGGACCCATCCAGGTCTAGGAAGACGAGTCAAAGAGAACCGGCAGAGTTCTCCAAAAGCGTTGTTGGTCCTGTGCTACATCGAGATGAAGCCAGGATCGGAGAAAGAAATCCTACAAGCCTACTGGACATGGCACAAGACACATGCTACAACCTGAACCCATGGCACGAAAGACCAAGCCGGCCGCTTCAGAAGCGGATTCCCCCGATCTCAAGTCCGTCAAGTTCGCTCCCGTGGAGGCGGATGATGTCGAGCTTGCTGGGCGCCATCGCTCCAGCAAGTTCGGTGAACTCAAGAACGCTCTTGAGGAAGCCGACGTTGGCGACAGCTTCCTCACCGACTCCGAGGGTGACGACGACAAGGGCAGGGCGCAGTATCGCATCACGCTCTACGCCTACATGGGCCGCTTTGGAATCCTGGTGTCGTGCCGGCCTACCAAGGACGGCAAGATCCTGGTGACCAAGCGCGATCCCAAGACGAAGCGCATCGTTACGCGCAAGCCCAAGGTCAAGAAGGCAAGCTAAGAGGAGCCCGGCCGCAAGGCTAAGCCGCTCCAGCACGCGATAGAGTTCGGCAAGCTGTTGTATACCAGCCAAGCAGAATGCTTGTTCTGAGTAATGGGCGAAAGCCTAAAGAACAAGAGGGTAGCCAGAGAAAACCTGGCATCGCGTGTGTTGATCTAATCACTAGGGAGTCAATCCCACTCCCTAGTGCAAGGATGTTCGCTTCCTCCTAGTGGCGAACATGATAGCCGCTAACGACTCGTAGTTGTTAGCGGCTATCTTTCTTTATCTAGGGCCGTTGCTTGACAGGATCGGCTCACCTGGGTAGGGTCCCGATCAACAGCTAGTCATTCACGGCGCCCTGGACAGGGCACCGCTCGCTATGCTCCAGACGGTTGAAGTAGACGTGACGCCTGACCTGCGCGCGTTCATCGTGCGCGGCGGTGCCCATAGAGGCGGGGACGATCTACACCGTCTGGTCTCCTCCTGGCCCGGTTGGCGGAGGCTCCCTGCTTCAGGGAGTCTCCCGGGCTTCGGTCCATGCTCGATCTACAAAGGACCAGCTTGGGCTAGCAGTGTTATCCCACTGCTGAACTCCACAATCCAAGGTAAATGGAGTGATAAGGCTAGAGAGTTTGCATTGTCCATTCGTAAGCGAATGCAGACTGTTCAAGCTCTACTAGCTAACAAGGATAAGCTGTTTTCTCAAAACGATCCTGATGCTTATCCTACGCCACGCAAGCCATTTGCTCATCAAGCCAGGGGTGCAGAAGCCATAGCCGTATTGGATGGCAAGGCCCTGCTTGGCGATGACATGGGGATTGGTAAAACGTCTACCGCTCTATGGGCTTGGTGGTGTGGACCAGACGAATACAAACGCTTGCTAGTTCTTTGTCCTAAGTCTAGCAAGTATAACTGGCGACAAGAGATTGCACTCACGCTTGCAGAGCCAGAACAGTTGCCAGTGTTCGTGATCGATGGCACGCCTAAGCAGCGCGAGGCCATCATCCAGGCTATCAAAGCCGATCAGCATGCATGGCAAGTCGTAGTAATCAACTATGACTTGATGCAATACCTTAGCGAACCACAGTGGGAATGGCTAAGGGCTTGGCCTGACTCGATGATCTGTGATGAGTCACACTATCTCAAGTCCATCAAGTCAGAGCGGACAAAGCTAGTGATGGAGATCTGTCAATACGCAAACCCTGAGTTTCGCGTATTGATGTCAGGAACTCCAATCCGTAACATGGTTGATGATCTCTATGCACAATCAGAGATCATTCACCCTGGCACTTGGGCTAGCTATGCAGACTTCTGCAATCGGCATATGGTCATGGTGCCGATGAACTTCGCTAACATGCCGAAGTATAAGAAGGTTCAGATACCTCGCGGTAGCAAGAACCTTGACCAGTTGAATGCAGTCATGAACACCTTCCAGATTCGCAGGATGAAGGAAGAGGTTACTGACATGCCACCTAAGTCTTACTCGCAACCTCTGTTGGAGTTGGAAGGGCCATATCTCCAGGTATACAAGGAGATGAAGGAGTTTGCGCTAATCGAACTCAGAGCGTTGATGGCCAAGGCAAAGCCCAATCCTGACTGTGAGGAGTGCAAGGGCTCCGGCTTGGTCAGCCAATCGATTGACGAACCGTTGGCCGAGTGTGGCTGCACAGCGCCGACGATGGGGCCTGATGCGCTCGCCTTCTCTCCGATGGCCCGCTCGGCCGTGGAAGCAGCCATGCGCTGTGAGCAGCTTGCCCAGGGCTTCCTGACTGGCATCCCGGATCTCTACTACCAGAAGGTTGCGCCACTGCTGGCCAACCATGCAGAGAAAGTCGATGGATATCCTGGCGCATTCGCGTTCCCAGGTAGTCCTAAACTACAATGGCTACAGAATACCCTAGAGGAGTTGAGTGGAAAACCAGTCGTAGTGTTCTCCAGATTCAACGCTCCTTTGATATGGCTAGCCAAAAGGTATCCTACAGAATCAGGATTACTCATTGGTGCAACATCTGCGATACAGCGATCGGATTTGATAGAGAGTTTTCAAGCGGGAAAGATCAATCGGTTGTTTTGTCAGGTGAAGATTGCAGAAGGATTTTCACTGACATCTGCACGAGATGTTATCTTCTTGGGGCGGGATTGGTCAGCAGCGATGAACAGCCAAGCGGAAGACAGGTGCCATCGCATCGGACAGAAGGGGACGGTAAACATCCAGATACCATTAGTGATAAACTCAGTGGAGAGGTTGATCGACCGCAAGTTGAAGATCAAAGCCTCGGATGCTGAACAAGCCCTAGTAACAATCAGAGACTTGATGGAGGAGCTATGAGTTTTAGTGATAACCAAGCTTTGTCTAACTGCATGGCAGAGCTACGCGATCTGGTTGTAGAAAAGCATAACATCTACCGTGTCCAAGAGCTTGCTGCCATTGGCCGTTCACTGGATAGGATAGATCCTATCTGGCGAACTATCGTTACTCAAGCTGAAGCCCAAGATTGGATTGGCTTGAAAGAAACTACTAGTTGCTTTCGTGGCAACAGACACAAATGAAAGACGATGAAATACTCCAAGTATCATAACAATGCTTGGAAAAGACTAGAAGGTCCGTGGAGGTTTATACAAAAGATGAAAGCCCGTGATCTAGAACTGGAGCAAGCAGTTGCACGCGAACGTGCGCGCTGTCTCTGGTGTCTAGATGAACTTATGAAGGAAGTGCGTAAGTCACTAGACAATAAGATACTTGAAGAATCCAAGATCCATCTCATCAAGGTCAAGGTTGCCATAGCTCAAGGTGTTTGTGACCGAGCTAGAAGGATGATCGTCAGTGGAGCAAAGCCAAAAGAATCCTCCAATGGAAGATGACGATGAAGAGTTGGATAAGTGTTCGTGTGGCCGCTACAAATACAAGGCGGATGCAGCATGTTGGATCTGTGAGAACGATGCAATGGATGCAGAAGAGGATAAGCATTTATGAACAATAATGATGGGTTATCACTTGTTGAGTTACGAAAGTGGATTGCAGAATATATGCCAATGTTCATGCGTGATTGCCCGGTGCCGCACCAATCAACAGACCATGCCGATGCCTATTTCCGAGTAGAACAGTTCCGCAAGGCTATCCTGGATCACATTGACACCTTATCAGTTGACTCTTGGTGGAGGCAGTCCGCTGCGCCAAAGGAGAAAGACTAGAATGAGTCTCGCCGCGCAATGGCTCACGGAGGAAGTCAACGCATGCATCGTCCGGTATGCACCGCTCATAAAGGCCAAGGCAAAGGCAAAGAATGACCCGGATCTGGTGCCTATTCTCCGTGAGCTTGCAAAGGATATTACCTCTCTTGCTGTTGAAGGTGTTCAGCGGACCGTCAGGGAGAATGCAGATGCACAAGACAAGCGATGATCTTACCTGTCCTTGGTGTGGACATGAAGCCACTGGTGCAACCTGTGGCGATGGTAGTGATGCTCCACCTACTCCTGGCAGTGTAACCGTTTGCATCGAGTGCTATGGAGTTGGTGAGTTCTTTACCATGAAGGATGGCAGGCTCAATATCAAGCCAGTCAACCAGCAAGACATTGAACCAGGAACCAGGGCAGAGATCCATGAAATCACCCAAAGACTCATCAGCATCAAGCGACGCAACTAGCTTGACTCACTTCCATCAGTGGATGGAGCAGCAGCGCGTTTACTTGAACGCTAAGGAGAAGTTCTCTCAACGCGATGCAGAGATCCTGTCCCATGCATACGTGAGGAACTTTCCAAACAGGCTTCATGTTATCCTTGCCGAGTTGACGATGGAGAAGCAACGTGGAGTGTGAACGTCACAAGGAACTGAACCAATATCTTGCCTGCATGCCATGCTGGTATGATGCAGAGATCTATCCAAAGGTCATTGCATTGTTGACTGAGATAGTCCAGCTTGAGTCACAACGGGATAGGATTGGAAGGCAAACAAACGTGTCAGGTCACTTTGAGATGCTTATGAACAATCATGCAAAGTTGTTCGAAGCGTTTGGCGTAAAGCCATTACAACCAAAGAACGCGCTATGAGCAAGTATAAAGAGCGTGGGCCATACCACTTCGTGGAGTATGCAGACAAGAACTCTATATACCATTCTCATGTGAACAATCTTGTTGATGAAATAGACATTCATCTTCCAGAGTTTGGTATCACACAACGATTGCATGAAGTTGGTTGTGGTGAAGGATTGATTCTTTGGCAAATATCAAAAAGAAAAGGAGACTGTGTTTATACTGGTAATGATGCAGATGAGTTGGCAGTAGAGATGGCAGACTTTCTACTTCCTGAATGGATAACCGTATACCATTCAAACAACGTTACCAAGACTCCAGAAAGGGATATTGTATTGTTTGCCGATTCTCTTGAGCACATTGAAACATGGAGAGAACATCTACTTTGGGCAAGCAAGGCAAAGTATGTAATCATTGCTGTCCCTTCTATTAGGGACAAACATGCAGTCAATGTGTTCGGATTGAACTCATTCAATGGACAAGATTGGAATAAAGACATGAAGTGTGTATACTCAAAGACAAGACACTACCGACACGTAACCATATGGGTAAAGCAGTGACTCATCTAGACAAGTTCTCAGCCTACTGCGCCAAGCGCAAGGCTTACGACATCGTTCATGCAGCCAGTGCAAAAGCCTGGAAAGAGATGAACGATGCAGAGCGCGAACTCATTGACTCGATGAACGATGAAGGTGTTGCAGGCTTTGAGGTAAAGGCAGAAGAAAAGTTGAAGGTATCTCTTAGGCGCAACTTCTCTATCGCCGTGAATAAGGACAACGAATACCTCATCCGCGACTGGCTCACGGAGACTGAGGGTGATGTCCAACTTTTCACCAAGGAAGAACTCAACAAGTCTGCAATCAGCGAACTCATCCGCCAGAAGATCGATGCTGGCAAACTTGAAGAAGATGCAGTGCCACCGTTCTTCAAGCTCAAGACCACTCCATCACTCGTTGTGAGGGGATGGGACAAGGCAAACGACAACAAAGAAGATATCCCCTTCTAGAAAGAAAGAAGTCATGACAGAAGAAAAGCTCGTCAAGTGGCAGCCGAAAAAGTTCGATGGCAGCGATCTGTTGCCAGTCGAATACCTCTCTGCGCCAACCGAAACCGATCAACACGGACAAGCGTTGGTTGGCAGGCAGAACGTCGAGAAGGAAGACCTGATCCTGCCAACAATCAGGTTGCTCCAGGGCATGTCCCCTGCTGTGACCGAAGGGACAGAAGGCGCCAAGCCTGGGCTGTTCATCCACAGCGCAACACAACAGGTGTTCCAGCCACCGCTACGGCTTATCGTAGTTGCTCACTACAAGAGCAATGCGCTCTATCCCAGGGCCGACAACATTGCCCATCGTGGGATGGAACGGTGCATCAGCCGTGATGCTGTCCAAGGCGATCGCTACGGGCTCTGCGAGGAGTGTCGCAAGTGCCTGGATTGGGGCGAGAACGGCCAACCGCCGCTCGGCAGCCAGTCCCATTGCTTCACCGTGTTGACCGAACACGGTCCAGCAGTGATGAGGTTCAACAGAACCTCATTCAAGGCCGCAAGGCAGTTCATCACAACCTGGAACATGAGCCGCAAAAACCTGTGGGCTCATCCAACCGTGGTTCGTGTAACCAAGAACGAGAAGCAACTTCCTGGTGGACAGAAGACGACATACTTCACCATGTCGCCTCTGTGGCAAACCACGGAACTCGTTCCGCCGTCCTTGCAGACGGCTGCACTGGCATACCATGAGATGGTAATGGCTGCTCATCAGTCAGGCCGCTTTGGCTCTGACGATGAAGACGTAGACGTGTAGGAAAGGAGCGCGAATGCTAGAAGCACTGCTCAGCATGTTTCTTGTCGTATTCGGTTTCACCATGCCGACACCGATATCAGTAGTTCCTACTGATGTGGGTTTCCTGGTGACTCACGAAGATGGCAAGCTCACGGAGTTGGCTCCGCTCGACAGCGAGGGAATCATCCTCGCCAGTTTCGGACGTGCGCCCAACGATCAGAGTCCGCAGCAACCAGTGCCAACGTTGCAAACATCGTGGACCGATGCAAACGGTGTAACTCACACCGTCACGACACCGATCCCGAGCACGACGCCGGCCGGGCTGCAAGCGGCGACGGCCCTGCACACCAACCTTGTGCAGATCATGCAGACCCGGTATCCCCCGCGCCTGCCACCGCCGTAGCAAGCTTGACGTGGCCCCCTCGGGGGTGAAAGATGAGCGGCCCGGGTGCTGGTGTTTGGCACCCGGGCCGCTGCTCCCGACCCACCATCTGGTGATGGTGGGAGGGTGCGCGCCTCTGCTGCCATGGCTCAACAAGGCAACTTCGGCTTGGTGCGCGACGCTTTCGCGTCCCACCCCTCAGATAGCTTGCAAAAGCTGGGCCTGGAAAGCAAGGGGAAACAGAACGGAGACTGGATCCCGGTCAAGTGCCCGCTCTGTGAGGATACTACCGGATCCGCTAGCATATCATCCAAGAGCGGTTGGATAACGTGTCACCAATGCGGTCAGAAAGGTGACCTGTTTACATGGTGGGGGAAGAAGCATGGTTGCTCTGAGTCGAAGCCAATGGAGTCTTGCCAATCCTTGGCTAAGGCCCTTGGTGTTACCCTTCTTGATCGTAAGAAGGTGTCTAAGCCAAAGGCAAGAACAGTTGACTTTGACTCAGAGCTTATCAACGAGTGTTGCCAAAGCCTGTTAGAAGATGAACAAGCCGCTCCACTTCGTGACTTCCTTACCCTCCGTAAGCTATGGAACCCTCTCGCTATTGAACGCTACAAACTCGGGGCCTTCAATGGACAGATTGTTTTCCCTCAACATTACAGCGATGGCAGGCTCAAGCCTAGAGTCAGATTGTATAACCCTGGTGCGATTGATAAGTCTCCTTGGCTATTCTCAAAGAGCACAACAGCCGTTACGTCATCCTTGAACTTCTGGCCATACCATGGCAAAGAAAAACTCAAAGAAAAAGACATCATCTTGCTTTGTGAAGGAGAGTGGGATGCTCTTAGCGCCATTGTTAGGCTTGAACTCCCCAACGCTGGATACGTGGTGTCAACCTGGACTGGTGGTGCAGGTTCAGCCATCCCTGGAAACGCTATACCTGAACAATGGCATGGTCATGAAGTATGGATCGTATACGATAACGATACGTTCCAAGGACCGAAAGAAGAAGATCATCGCTCGCCTGACACTCGCAGACACACCGAGATGATGCGTAGGCGCAAAAATCTCATAGATGGGGTAGCGCGCCAGTTTCATTCCGTCAAGTGTGATGTGAAACTTCTATCGGTCCCGATAGATCCTCTGGTCAAATGGGGCGGCGATCTCAGGGATTGGGTAAACGAGCATGGTGATGATGCAGACATCACCACCATACCGCGTTACTCGCTAAGCGAAGTTACCGCTGCCATCAAGTCTCGTATTTCTGTTCCATTCGACAAGGCAAACGAACATCTATACGAAGAAGTATCGGTATCATGTCAGGTCTCAGCGATCAACATGAACGATCTTGTGTTCGCTCGCTACTCACGGGTGGATTGTGACCGAGGGACCAAGGCTTGCTGCCAGCAATGCAGGGTGCCTGACCTAGCACCCGAAGGGATCATGGACTGGCGCGGTCATGAAGAAGCCCTGGCGATCGCCTACACACAGCGTGACTCTGACAAATGGCTTATCGAAAACTTCTTTGGCAAGCCTAGAACCTGCACGCCATGTCAGCTTCACACCATCAAGGGTGACTCTGGCGCCATCTGGTCAGCCGGTGCGCCAGAAGGAGAAGAGTCACAGAAGGTGTTGGAGATAGTCAGTAGCCAACAGCCACCGTTGTCTGGTGAGATGTCAATCGATGGAGTGGTGTATCCAAACAACAAAGGTCTGGTAATCCTTGCCAACAAGATCATTGCCACTGATAAGAAGTATGTAGATCTGGACAAGCTCAAGAACAGGCTCTTAGATCTGACGCCTCACAAGGCTTCACACTTGAAAGAGATAGACGACTATCTTATCCGTCGTGAACTAGATATCTCTAATCATGTAACCAAGATCTATGGGCGACATGATATCCATCTTACCATGGAACTTGTAGCGCACAGTGCGCTATGGATGGACTACAATGGAAATAAAGTCAGAGCTTGGTTGGACGCTACTATTGTCGGTGCTACCAGAACAGGTAAATCGGTCACAGCTAGACGATACCTGCAATGCGTTGGGGTTGGGCAGCATTTTGTTGTTATGGACAACTTCAGCCGGGCAGGTCTCACTATGGGCGCTGTTCAAGTCAACGGACAACAACGAGTAAGGCCAGGACTGTTTCCTAGAAACCATGGTAGAATGGTTGTTCTTGATGAAGCTCACCTTATGGTTAGCCACCAAGGAGAACCTGTCTTTCCCATACTCCAAGGCGCCCGAGACGTTGGCAGGGTCGATGGAGCCAAGGTCTACGGCTCGCAAACGCTGCCGGGAGCGGTCAGGTTGGTCACCATCGCCAACTGGCTCGACGGGTCCAAGCACAGCTTCGCCTTCCCCTGTGAGCACTTCCTGCGCCTCTATGGCTCACCGGAGGCCATGAGCCGGTTGGACTTTGGCATCATTGTTGATGAGTCAGACGATGAACAAGGACCAAGTGAAGTTGCACACGAATGGAACAAAGAACTGCTCCAGGCTACACTACTTAGAGCATGGAACATGGACAGCAAGTCTATCCATGTTGACGATGATGCAATCAGACTTGCAGTTACTTACTGTCAAGAAGAATGGGCTCATCGATTCAATGAAGGGTTTCCTCTGTTCACCAGGAAAGAGAAGCCGATCTCTGTCGTGCGCATCGCCATTGCAATAGCCAATCTTACAATGTCTCATGTAACAGGAGATCTGTCTACATGCCACGTTCGTAAGGTCCATGTAGAGTGGGCTGCACAATGGCTGGAACATACCTGGGAACAGACTGGTTACGACAACTACAGTAGCACAACGTTCGCTTCCGAGAAGCTTGACAACCCGATCAAAGCAGAGGCACAGCTTATCGTTCCGCTAGAGATCAAGGATCCTAGGCATGCAGTAACTACGCTGTCAGCCATGATTGGTGTTCGCAATAGAGACGAGTTGCGCAACTACTGTGGCATGGAATACCAAGCCTTCGAACGTTGGCTTACCCATTGCATCAGATCTGGCGTGTTTGAGATAGCCAGGACTGGAGAATACGGGAGCAAGGTCAGAATCAAGCCAACGAAGGGTGGGGACGAACTGATCCGTAAGCTTGTCCACCTGTCGTCAGGTTTCCCCGAAAGCTGGCACCCTAGATTCCGTCAGATGGAAATGTGGTTCAGGTCTGGATGTCAAGATAGCAACCGTCCAAAGGTTACCCCTCTGGACACACCATTGAACCTACTCACCAATGAGTGGATACGATGTGACAGCAGCCAGGATCTTGGTCAAGAACCGATCCCTATGGGATGAGTTCGACCGCCAATACAACCGGCTAAGATCGAAGAAGGATGCAGCCAGCGAAAGCTGTTGGCAATCTTGCCAACAGCTTGAGTCTTGGATTCGGGAGAAAACAGCTAAGCGTCCTATCACTCCGATTGAACTGGATAACATCTTCATCGCTGCAAGGAAGAAGATGCATTCTATCTTGCTGGCATGGTAAACAACCTGTCTCATAGAATGACCAACAAACTTGAAGCGGACTTCCGCGCTGTTGCTAGACAACTCTATGACATGCAGATTGCCTACATCTTCAAGGTTCCTGAAGAGATGCAGCAGACGCCATGTGACTTCTTCGGTTTCACTACTAATGGGATTGCAATCCTCATAGAGTGCAAACAAGTCAACAGGAATGCATTACCGATTGGTGTATCCAATGGGTTGGCGCCACACCAATGGATTCACCTACGTCAAGCCCATCGTTGTGGCACGCACGCCTTCCTGATCTGGCGGCGCGGCGAGGAAACGGCCGTGCTCCCCTTCTCCGTATGCCTGGAGCTAACGGAGGATAGGAAGTCGATTGCGTGGTCGGACGCCAAGCGTTACGTATGCAACAGCTTGCAGACTGCTTTTATAGAGCAGCTTTCTTGATGTGCAGCCTTAGCGTGTCGTAGGCCAAGTTGGTCGCGCGCGATGCAGCGCGAACCCCTCCACAAGCGGCCACCAAGCGTAGCACGGGGGCAGCGTGCTGATCCTCAGCGCGCTGCCGGCCACCTAGCCGCTTCTCCAGCTTGGCTATCAGTGAATCGAAGTCCATCTTGGCTTCGATTTCCTTCAGGTCACGACGCCATTTCTCATCAGGAATGATGTCGTTCTTTGGCATTGCATCTGCCTTCAGATAGTTTACCTGATGAACTATCTTTCCATTCCTTTTCCTTATGCGAGAAGGGCAAAGCTTGCTTCGAACGTAGTCTAATACGCCGTAGTAGACTTGCAGCTTTGCATACTTCGATCGCTTTGACTCATCAACACGAGAGTCACCTAGCATCTTGATGCCAAACAACATACCTTGTTGTGCAGCATCTTCACGATCGTATTGGTGTAGCGTATACTTTCTAGCATAGATCCATGCTAGTCGGTATAGCTCTGCAATCTCAGGGGATCCAAAACTCCACTGCACTAGTCACCAACAATCCAACTTGGTTTTCGCCAGGAGCAAGGATGCCACCTTGGATGTAGAATCTATGTCCAGACATTGGTTGAGTAACAAGCATGTTCATGTCAACCGATCCACCGACTGACCTGAATGCTCCCACTGTCTGACCAGGGACTACAAAGAACGTGTTACCGATTGGCACCTGAAGTTGACATCCTGGAGCGCCGGCAGAGGTTAGCTCTACAGGAGTTGCCAACAATCGATCACTCATGTTGAATACCCATGTGTATGATCGACGCGGTGGACAATACGCAGTGAAGAAGGTTGCCTTCAGCGAGCCGCCTACAGCCGGATGCTGGTCCGGGACGTAGACGATCGGGTTGGCTCCGTGCTTGGGCTTGCAGGCCGTGCTCGGGTAGACGTTCACGGCGCGCGGCTGGAGCGATGCAGGAGCCGGAGTAACCGTTGCCTTCAGAGCAACTGCCGGGCTTGGAGTTGCAGTTTGACAACCTACCAATAGGTAGATGATGATTGCCCAGCAAGCTGCACTGAACAACAATCCAAACCAAATGCCTCTCATCGGATTGTCGGAACCGATAGAGTCGGATTCTTCGCTTGCAGCAGTTCTACCCATTGCTGCATATCCCTTGATGTCCAACGGTCACGTAGTTCTTTGATAGTGTTCTTCACTTCTTCAAGACCGTTAGCTAGTTCCCTGTTAGCAAACTTCACTTCTTGGAAGTTGCTATTGATCCAAACCGCGCCAGCAGCAAACATGAGTATAGCTGATACAGCTACACTGATTGGAACCCATGTTTGTGGGGAAAGCTTCACGGCAGGTTCCGCCATGGTTACGCTGGATTCACAGGAGAAGGAGCAACCAATGCAGCGACCTTCTTCAGAGCAGTTTGGTCAAGTCCCATCTGAGCAAGCTGATCGATGCTCCTTGTGCGATTCAAGAAGGAAACGCCAACGATGCCACCAAGCAGCGTTCCTACTCCACCAAGAATGCCGCTCCAGTTGATGCCACCACCACCGATGCCAGCCAGGACTTCATGGATGACAACCTTGAGTTGCGCTGCCTGTTCTGGCGTAATGGTGTGGTTGGTCACCATTGCGTCAACTCCTTCATCAAGAGCAGGTTCAGCAGTGAGCGCCGCTGTCGTGCATGCAGCGAAGATGAAAAGGATTGAGAACAGGATGATCTTCTTCATTGGTTGACTCGACTGAGGAAGTTGCGGGCAAGGTCCGCGGCCCGCTCGTTTGCTTCGGACCTTGGCATTGTCCCCTCACGGGCACGTTGCATCAAGTCGCTGATGGTCTGCTTGGCCCGCTGAAGCTGTTGGTGTAGCTGGTGGTCCTGTGCAGCCGGGTGCTGCCCTGCGGCCTTGGCCGAACCGATCCGCTGCTCCACGTCGGCCGACAGCTTGAACAGTTGGTCCACGCTCCGCGACTGACGGAAGGGTTCAGTGAGGAAGCTGCCGGCGATCGGTATGCGCGACGGCGAAACCTCTCCGTGAGCCACGCCGGCAAGCTGTGCCATCGTGGTGGCCAAGTCTTCTGTGCGTCCAACGATGCCACCAGTGAACCGATCGATCTGATGCTCAGCCATCATCGGAGAGATGTCGTATCCGACAAATCCCAAGGCTTGAGCTACCATCTTGCCATACCATCTGGTGTATGCAGTCTGTTGATCGATAGGCTTTCGGTTCTCTCTCATCCATGCAGGAACGATATCCTTGCCAGTGAAGAAGTCATGGTTGGATATGCCTTCAACAAGTGGACGCATGATCGATGGCATCCATTGTGATGGCAAAAAGGACTGGACAACATCCATCATGGTGTTGGCTACACCAATAGGATCTTGTCTATTAGCTTGTTCAAGGATCAGTTCTGGAATCTTGGCGAATACCTTGCCGATTTCGAATGGTAGTGGGATCCGCAAAGGAGTTCCCAATCCAAGGTCAAGGTGCAAGAAGTTGAACCGTTCGTAGTCTGGTAGTTCACGGAACCATTTCTTATCCTGGTTGAGCCACCATAGTGCCATGGCTGGCATGCCAATACCAACCATGCCTCGGATAAGTGCCCGAGATCGGGCACTTGCTCCATATGCTCCTCCAAGAGTCTTGGCAAAGCGTGCCGATCCTGCAATGGATGCAGTGAAGTATGGCACCATTCGATTCAGGACGCGAGCAAGAACGCCTGCACGGGTGAAGTTAGCGGTAATCTCCTTGGCTGCTTCCAAGCCAAGCATGTTGGCTTCGAACTCACTTGCGTTGGTGTTCTTCAGTGCATTGTCTCTTGCTGTCTTGAATGCACGGAAGCGCAACACTTCTTCACCAGTGCCAAGCATGTCGGCCAACTTGCCGTATGCATGCTTGATGATATTCTTGACGGAACGCTCACGGCCAAGCAGTTCCGCTGCCGTGCGCCCGGCTGCAATCTCTCCAGCAAAGTAAGTGGTTCCCTTGCCGCCAATGTTCTCGAACAAGTCAAGTTCAGGACTACCCTTCATCACTTCAAGCGATGTAGCGATAGCCTTACCAGCAGCCGAGAAGATGCCAAGTGGCATACTCTCTTCTGAGTAGAGGTAGAAGGTAGCCGTGTCGCGGACGATGTTCCTGGCCACGAAGCCGGGAGCCAGCACGGTAGCGCCAGCACGAAGCGCCTTGCTCGGGATGTCGATAGCTGCTTGGATGAACGATGGCAGCTTGTCGATTATCATCTGTGGTTGATCTACACCCATGAGCATATCATAGGTGTCAACATCAACCTCATACCATTGTAGTGTATGATTCATCCTCTCAGCTTGACCCTGAGCAAACAGAGTTGGCAACTCTTTTATGTCTGCATCAGTGAAGTGAGGAGTGAATGCAATGATCGGCTTGCTACCTTTTGGCATCACTGCTTGAGAGAACATGGTAAGCGATCCG